GCAGACAGAAGATGCCCGGTGTCTGCGCTCCAGTTTTACACGTCCTTTTCTGATCCACCAGTCACCGTTGTTGTCCTGTACGAGGTTGTCTTTTGTCAGTGTGGACACATCGGCGAAGGCCAGCCCGGTGAAGGCGGCGAAGACAAAGATGTCGCGTACCAGTGCCAGTCGGGGGATGGTGAATTCTTTCTCCATGATGCTTTTCAGTTCCGGATAGGTCAGGAATACGGGATCGGTTTCGTCCTGTGCCATCTTGTATCCGTAGAACGGATCCTTGCGCATCCATTCTTTGGCCAGGGCCATGTTTGTAATACGCTTGAAGCATTTCATATAACGGACAATGGTGTTCCGGCAAAGGCCGGCTTCCGTTTTCAGGAAAAGGTCAAACGTGGCAATAAAATCGGAATTCAATTCATGGAACGTAATGTCTTCTTTCCCGTAAAAGTCAGGAATGGCCTTTTGCAGCTTTTTCATCACGTTGATGTAACGGTTGATGGTTACAGGCGCATAATCTATGTTTACTGCCTTTTTCATTTTTTCTATTTCTTCGTTCATTGTACCGAGCAGGGTACGCATTTCCGTCTCTTTTCCGAATACCCGTTTCAGAAGAAGTTTGGGCGTGATCAGTGCAAGTTCGAGCATCAGTTCCTTGTGCTTCTGAAAAGCCAGAGCACTGAGTTCTGCGATGTAGGCGTTCAGTTCTTTGGCAGTCCTGTCCTTTCCCTTGCTGCATCCTTTGGCGGAATCCCATTGTTTTGGCAGAACGCTCCGCTGTATTCTGGCCTCTTCGTAATGCCCGTCAATGGTTATACGCATAAGAATGGGTGCCTCACCGTTTTTCAGAAGTTTTGTCTTCAGAATGAAGAACAGGATGTTCATTGTTCCTTGTTTCATACTCGTTTCCTTTTAGTTGTTGGACATGTTTTATTTTGTCAATCGGAAAGGGGTGGAAGGGACGTCTTTTCGGTGGTTTTTTTATTTGAAGGATATGAAAACCACCGAATTTTTCCGGGAAAACCATCGGAATAGGAAAAACGGAATTTCCTTTGGAAATTTATATTTCCGGGATACGGCGTTTTTTTCTTTTCGTCCGATCTCTTTTTCACCACATTCAAGCAGGTCTGCAAAAGTACTCTTTAGCGCCTGAAAGATGATTGTGTAAATAGTTGAAAATAAGTGAAGTATAAAGCTGGTGGTGGTTTTTTAAAAGGGGGTGTGAAAAACCACCGAATGGGACATTTTTAAATTCTTAAATCTGCATTTTTTTGTGGGTGACAGAAATAAAAAATCCCCTGAAATTGCTGAATTTCAGGGGATTTCAAGAGTGAAAAGCTTTTTCAAGTGGTGCCACCAGGAATCGAACCGGGGACACAAGGATTTTCAGTCCTTTGCTCTACCAACTGAGCTATGGCACCAAAATGGTTATCGGTAGAGCTTTTCACTTTGTAATAGAACACCTCTCAGAAACTATTGTTTCTTGTTTGCGGTTGCAAAGGTAGGCATATTTTTTGATTCTACAAATTTTTTGCAAATTTTCTATGAAATTCTTTTTGATTTCAAAAAAATGCTTTACCTTTGCACTCGCAAAACAGAAACGGAATGTAGCGCAGTTGGTAGCGCACTACGTTCGGGACGTAGGGGTCGGGCGTTCGAGTCGCCTCATTCCGACACTGTAAAGGATAAGCCACTGAAAGTCAGTGGCTTATCTCATTTTAAGCAAATCCGCCGGGACGAAATCGGGACGGGAATTATTAACCATTTGTTTCTGCTGTTAGCAAAAACAAATAAAAAAAAATGTCCAAAATCCAAGAAATCAAGAGTTACACACCACCTATATTACATACGGGTAAAGATTGGTACATTGACTTTTACGCATTCAATCCTGTTGACGGAGTGATGAAACGGAAAAAGATCAAACTGAACTTCATCAAATCCGTTAAGGAAAGAAGGGCATACGCCAAAGGATGCATCAACAGACTATCAGAAAAACTCGCAACAGGATGGAATCCTTGGATTGAGCAAGAATGCGGCAACGCCTTTCTACTGTTCAAAGATGTAATAGACAAATACCGCACTTTTCTCGCCAAAATGCAAAGGGACGGGAGATACCGACAAGAAACGATCAAATCTTATAGCTCCTACCTTCGTAATATGGAAATCTTCAATGAAGAGAAAAAGGTCCCTATCACCTACATTTACCAATTTGATAAGGATTTTTGTGTTATGCTGCTTGACGAAGTGTATATAACTAGGGATAACACTGCATTTACGCGCGATAACTATCTCGGTTTTTTGAAGTCTTTTTCCACCTTCTGTCTGAACCATAACTATTTAACACAGAATCCAACAGCCGGGATCAGTAGTCTGGGAAGAAAAGGGAAAAAAAAGCTACGCAACATCCTGCCACCGGAAACACTTGCAAAAGTGAGCGACTACTTAAAGAACCATAACCCCTATATGTTGCTGGCAAGCTATATTCTATACTATTGTTTTATCCGACCGGCGGAAATGGTAGGATTGAGATTAAACGATATAAGTTTGAAAAAGCAAACAATATTCGTATCAGACAATATATCAAAAAATCGCAAAGATGGCACTATTACATTACCATCAAAAGTCATACATCTCATGTTGGACCTGCACATTTTCAACAATCCCGGTGATTATTATTTATTCTCTGACGGGTTTCGTCCCGGTAAAACAAAAAGATCTGAAAAAATGTTCCGGGACTGGTGGGCACATCATCTCAGAAAAGATTTAAAGCTTTCCGCCCAATATAAGTTTTATTCCTTAAAAGATACAGGTATAACGAATATGTTACGACATTATGATGTGTTAAGCGTACGTGACCAAGCTCGTCACAGCAGTATATTGATGACAGATATTTACACGCCTCATGATATACAGGAAGCCAATGATCTTATAAAAAATTATCAAGGAGATTTTTAGTAAGCAGATATCAAGCGGTTACCCGTCGCTGGGCCGCTTGATATTCTAAAAAAAGTAAAATATGAGATTTTATTTATTATCCTCAATCTTCGCTTTGATTTGTTGAAGTAATCTAAAAGCTCCGGCCATCTTATAGTTGCCCAGACATTGCTTGGCTTGCATGATACAGGATTCAACAGTAAGTTTCAAATCCGGTGTGAAAGCGGATTTGTTAATCTGCATTTCTTTGGGAAGTTCATCAGCATGGTTGTTGAACCATACGATCATTTCATTCAATTCCTCTTCGGAATAAGATTCTTTTTTTTCAGCCATAATACATAAGTTAATGT